TTAAGTTTTGGAGCAGGAATTATTCAAAGACTCAAGCTTCAGAAAGGCTTTGCTGGGTATAATGTAAAGAAATATGAGCCCCACATAGGGGACCCTCGAATGTATATGAATGTTTATTTAGCAGACCCTATAGTAAGAACATTGATAGACCTCCCTTGTCTCTATGCAGTTGAAGACAATTTTGATATTGTAACGGACAAAGACGACCTTAGAGAGAGGGTTGAAAAGATGTTTAAGGAAATTAACATCGAAGAAACATTATATGGTTGGTTAAGAAATGCACGTATCTTTGGTACTTCTTATTTAGAATGGACTGGGGATAATTTAGTATTACGTTCTTCTCAGAATATGTTCGTTAAGCGTAATGAACATGGTCAGATAGAACACTACTACCAAGACACAGGTGAAGACAATGAGAATATCCGATTCGAAGAAGAAGAAATTATCGAACTTAAAAATAACGTCTTCGACGATTACGCTTATGGCCTTTCTGACATCCATCCCATTCTTTATTTGGTTGACCTCAAAGATTATGCTGAAAGAGACATCGGAGCCGCTCTCAACAAGTATGCTTCTTCTCGCTTTGATATATCTTGTGGACTTCCCGATATGCCTTATGGTCCTGACAAAATTAACGAAGTGGTGGACGCGTTCAACTCTTTAGCGCCCGGTGAAGATATCATTCACGGAAACGATATTATTATAAAAGAACTACAAGGCACACAAAGAGCTTTTGAGTATGGAAAATATACAGATGATATATTAGATAAGATACATATGGCTCTTAAAGTCCCTAAGACTATGTGGACTGACCCCGATAAAGCTAGACCTATTTTTGAACCTTATGTTAGATATTTACAAACTATGATTGAGGCTGCACTGAATGCTCAATTAATGCCCCAGCTGGAAGACGGAGAGGCTAAATTTAAGTTCAGGCAGATTAATGTGGAAGATGCATTTACTAAAGCTAAGACAGATATGATATATCTATCTGAAGGAGTATTATCACCCGGAGAAGTTAGGGAAGAGCGTGGTCTCGACCCTGAAGGTGTGGTAGAATTAGATATGCTGAAAGATGTTGCTGTAAAGAAAGCAGGGTCGCCCCCAGAGGGACCCAGCGATAAGAACGCTAACATTTCTGGTGGTAAGAACACTGACAAAAAAGAAGAAAGTGCTCGAGCCCCGAATAGAGGGAATCAACCTTCGGCAAACATAAAGGGGAAAAGAGCATGAGTTATGAAAAGTGTGTAGCATCAGTAGGTTCTACACTAAAAGAACGTGGTGTTGAAGACCACAAAGAGATGGCTGCTAACATGTGTATCATGTGGGCTGATGGACATAACGTAGAAAGAACGTTTGGTAGAACGTTGGATGAAGATGAAAAAAGACGCACGTTTGCCCTATCTCTAGGAGAAGACAATAATATATCATTTACACAAGAGGATGACTTTGAAAGTGCTACTTTCCCTGTCATAGCTATAACATCAGGCCCTCATGAGTATGAAGAAGATGATATACAGCAAAAGGTTTATATAGAACCTGAGATATTAAAGAAGAATATAGAAGCTTTTAACGAGCTACCTATATATTTCAACCATCAGAGAACGCTAGACGATTTAATTGGCATGGCTGCTAATCCTGAGGTGTTTGAGATGGAGAATGGAAAGTCCGCTATTAGGATGTCAGCTACGGTTGATAACAAAAACGAACGGGGACAAGAAGTGATAGATAAAGTGAAGGATGGAGACATAACCCATGTCAGCATTGATTGGTTTTCCAATGACGTTGACGTGATGGGTGATACGTTCGCAACGAACATTCGCCCAACAGAGGTCAGTTTCATTGATAATAAATCAATGGACCCCGTCTGCGAGGAATGTACTATTGAAACGAAATGTGGTTTACACGCAAAAGATGAACATCATGACTGCGGTTGTGGTGGGAAAGATGGCGCGTGTGAATGTTCAGACGGAAAACAAGAGGATATAAACATGACTACAGAAACTCCTAATGTTAAAGAGAACTCCGAAGCGGAGAATATCGTGGAACGCGAATTCGCGTCCCTACGAACTCAACTAGAAGAGATGACATCTTCAAAGGCAGAAATCAATTCCCAGTACGAAGAGGCCCTCAAGATAATTGAGGAATTTAAACTTGCTGAGGAAGAGAGAGCTGCTAAAGAAGCCGAAACTCGAAAGGTTGAAGTTGTAGAGGCGATTCTATCCAAGGAACTGATTTTCGGTACCTTAGAAGAGGATAAGAAAGCAACTCGTAACGATGAACTCACAGCTTGGGATGAATCAAGGCTGACTGGTTTCAGCGAAGCTCTTGCTGCACTTCCGGTACCTGAGGAAATAGAACGTACCTTCGGGAAGGGTAAATCCCCCGAGGGTGAAGCTGTTCCAGCAGAATCCGAGAGAAAATTTGCAGTCAAGTTAGATAAAGAAACTGGGCGTATCAAAATCGACCCAGATGTATTAAGAGGTAATTAATTATGGCAACAGAAATTTTGATAAATGATGGTGGTGCACCAGCACGTATCCTTCCATTTGTAGCGGCAGAAGATGTCACTGCTGGTAACGCATTAACATTCGATACCAGTGGCGAAGTCAAAAACGCTAACAGTGGGGATAGTGCAGGAGACCAATTTGCGGTCTGCGGGTATGCACTCACAACCATTACGTCAGGAAATGTCGTAAGTGTTATTTCTGGGCACGGCGTTATATTGAACGTCAATTGTGCAGACCTAAACGCTGGTGTAGGGTTAATGATGGGAACGACAGATGGTCGTCTCCTTGCAGCAACCAACGCAACAACTAAACCAAGTTGTCAAGCAACTACATTGGAGAACAATTCCGCAGCGGGTTTAACTAAGGTGATAACCCACTAAGGGGTAGGTGATTATTATGGTAGCACTAACTCAGAATTTAGCACCCGGTCTTCTTACTTCCCTTAACACTGGCGCTTACGCAGCGACTGGTGGAACAGGGGAACGTGTACTCATAGACTATAAAGATGCAATCAAAGACTACAAGGTCACAGACCTTGCTGCGATGGCAATGTTTACAGAACCTAAGACCACAGAGACTGGCGGTGATATTGATATCACATTCGCAAAGCCTTCCATGGGTATGGAAGAAATCAACGAAGGTAACACACCACAATACCAGCACACTAATCTGCGCTCCGAGAGAGTATCAGTAGGCGAGTGGGGACTGGCTATGGGCGTTACACGTCGTATGATTGAAGATTCACGTTTCAATGAAGTCGAGATGGCTTTGAATGAAGCACGCAGGGCGGTAGACCGTCATATGACTAAGCACGTTGTTTATGCGTTGCTCGGTATCCTAGACTCCACGTTCGGAACGGGTGTTGACGGAGCTAGCATCGTAGCAGCCACAACTGAGGCTAACATTGTAGACTTTAGCGATAATGTTTACGGTGGTTTCCTAGGTAGTGGTTCCGAAATTAATGTCGGACGTAACTATTCGTATGGTCTAACTGCTTCAGGCACGCTTCAAACAGGTCACTATGTAACCGCAGCTGGCGGAGCAGGCGACGGTGAGCTCTCCCTAGGAGACTTAACCACAGCTATGGAACTTATTGGCGGACACGGCTTTAATGCTGACTCCCTAATGATATCCCCAGCGCACTACAAGACTCTATTGAACTTGGCAGACTTTACCACAGCAATTTCTGGCACAACTGCCAGCTACGGATTCCCGTATGTTGTTGAGGAAACTGCTCCTTTCAAGAATACTATAGGAACAGCTGTCGTAGGTAGCATATATGGTCTAACCATCACTACCAACGCATGGTGCCCTCCTGATAGGATATTCATGTGGGACAGCAGCGTAAAGCCTATGTCGTACGTTGAAAGGCGACCATTGACTGTAGAAGAGGCAAACCCCGGTTTCGGAATTGTTGGTTCTTACATGTCGATGAGATACGGACTGAAGGTCACAAGCCCGATGTCTGGCGTAGTTATTATCAACGTTTAGACACGTTTATTTTAGCAAGGGCTCAGGGAGTGAGCCCTAATCACTCCCACTCTATTTCTTTACTAGTCGTAAGAAGGTCAAAATCATGAGGGGAACTAAAGCGTTAAGGTCAAAAACTAAACAGGCAATTCCGGTAGCTTGGCGTTCCTATCTATATGACGCTACTTGGAATTCAACTAATAAAAAACTAACTTTAAAAAATACCAACACTCCTGATGTAAGAATTGCTTTAACTGGAGTTGGTGGGGCTCAAGGTACTCAAGGTACACAAGGTATACAAGGTACGAATGGCACACAAGGTGTTCAAGGTACTGCGGGCGCGGTAGCTGCTCAGGGAACTCAAGGTACACAAGGAACTACAGGCTCTCAAGGTGCTACAGGAACTCAAGGAGCTACTGGGACGCAGGGAACTACGGGTACTCAAGGAATACAAGGTATTCAAGGAACTACTGGTACTCAAGGCACACAGGGTATACAGGGTACTCAAGGTATACAGGGTACTCAAGGCACACAAGGAGTACAAGGAACGAGAGGAATATTCGGAGGCGATAGCCAAGAATTTAATTATAGTAGTTTTGATATTACTGCTGGTTCACCGGGCCAAACTAATTTTGGATTTAATGTTGCAGTGCCCGTTTCTGGGCCCCCTGATTATACTCTAATAACAAAGGTGGGTATATCCGACTATGATATAAATAGTGATGATGTAAGTGCATGGAACGATACTTTAGATAATGGTGATAGTGCTACGCGCGGGCACATAAAGATAAGTAAAGCTACTGATTCTGCTGTATGGGTGATATTTGATATTACAGGTGCTAATGTAGCTGGGGGCACGGGAGTTAACGTTTATGAAGAAGTACAAGTAGATTATATAGACCATAACGACAATTTTACTAATGGCGACGATTGCGTAATTTCCTTTGTCCAGACTGGAGATAAGGGCACTCAGGGAACTCAAGGTATAACTGGTGCTCAAGGTACAGATGGTACTCAAGGTACACAGGGAACTACTGGTGCTCAAGGAACTCAAGGAACTACTGGTGCTCAAGGAACTCAAGGAACTACTGGTACACAGGGAACTCAAGGTATCCAAGGTATTCAAGGAACTACTGGTGCTCAAGGAACTCAAGGTATTCAAGGTACAACAGGAACTCAGGGAACTGATGGTACTCAAGGAACTCAAGGAATACAAGGTATTCAAGGAACTACTGGTACTCAAGGAGCTACAGGAACTCAGGGGACTACGGGTACTCAAGGAACTCAAGGTATCCAAGGTATAACAGGAACTCAAGGTGCAACTGGTACTCAAGGTACAGATGGTACTCAAGGAATTCAAGGAACGACTGGAACACAGGGAACTCAAGGAATACAAGGTATTCAAGGAACTACTGGTACTCAAGGAACTCAAGGAACTACTGGTACTCAAGGAA